ATTAAGAGAAATAGCCGATCGCGAAAAAGAAAATTTAAGGATCGAAAACGACAGAAGAGCGACAGAGGAATATAATTTAACTCAGGAAAATATTAGACAACAACTAGAAATATTAAGGATAGAAAGGGATAATAATGACCAACTCCAACTGGTAGAACAGAATTTGAGACTGGAACATGAAGAGTTAATTCATCGCAATGAAGAATTAAGAATAGAAACTGAAAGGAATGAGGTTTTAAGATTAGAGCTCGAGCAAAGATATAATGCTTTGTTGGTTAGAATCCCTGAAATTAATCAAGTAGACATTGATAATGAATGGATCAATGTAATTGGAGATCATGACTAAAAAGTTGTACGACTTTAAAAATACTAAAAAATCGCTTTTTAAATAAGTATGATAAAATATTAATATCGAAATCAAAGGTATTATATGTTTAGAATATTTGTTATCACCTTGATGTTAGTCATCTCCTCCTCATCTTTAGCTAGTTCATCTAGTAAGTTTTACCTAAAAACTATTTTAGGTGCGAACCAGATGAATAGGATGGTAGAAAAAAAGGAAAATTTAAATTTCAAAATTACTCAAGATCCAAAAGCATCTCCATTTATTGGCATTGGTGTTGGTTATTACACTAATGATTCAACAAGAACTGATATAACTATTGATTATTTAGCAGCTAACTTTATCAATGAAGCTAATAACTTTAGTTATAATGATGGAGCTAATAATATTTTAGGCGCTATTGATGTAAAACGAAATGCATATATATATTCAATATTACTTAATAGCTATCTAGATGTTTTCCAAAGAGATCATTATTCAATTTTCGTTGGTGCAGGCATTGGAGTAGCAAGAATTAGAGAAAAGACTAGCTTTCTTTCTTCGGGAAATTTAGTTGGCGAAAATGGAGTCTTTAACTTTCCATTAAATGTAGATAAATTTAATACAAAGGTAACTAATAATTTTGCCTACGCTTTAAGCTTGGGATTTTCTGTAAAAGTTAGATCTAATATTAATCTTGAATTTGCATATCATTGGAAGGATTTTGGTAGAACAAAACCTAAGGCTAATGAAAATGGTGATACAGGAACAAGAAACTATTATAAATCTCATAATATAATAACTGGCATAAGATTTGATATTTAGCGCTTTCATGAAGGAGAAAATTGACTTTGATGTTATAGGTCTTGAGAAACGATTAAATATTCTCATGGCTCAGAATTCCTTACATGAATTTTTAAAACAAGCTTGGCCTTATATAGAAGGAGATAAAGAATTTGTTGATGGCTGGCATATACAAGCTATTTGCGAACATTTAGAAGCTGTTGCAAAAAGACAAATTAAAAATTTACTCATTAATCTACCGCCTCGGTGTTCTAAATCTAGTTTGGTATCTATAGCCTTCCCAGCATGGGTATGGATACGTGGTTCACATGAGCAATTCATGTATTCTTCTTACGCTGCATCTTTAGCATTGCGAGATTCAGTAAAATGCCGACGTCTTATTTTGTCCCCGTGGTATCAAGAACGATGGGGTAATAGATTCCAGCTTGTAGGCGATCAGAACACTAAAGGAAGATTTGATAATACTAATAAAGGATATCGTATCGCTACTTCAACAGGAAGTAGTATTACGGGAGAAGGTGGTAGCTTTTTAGTGGCGGATGATCCGAACAATTCTCTGGAAGGCGAGAGTGAGGTTAAAAGAGAAAGAACAATAGATTGGTGGACACAAGTATGGTCTACTCGTTTAAACGACAAAAAAAATGATTGTCGTATTGTCGTTCAACAACGTATACATGAACGCGATATTTCAGGGTTTATATTAGGTCGTGACGATTTAAATGAATGGACTAAGCTAATTCTTCCTATGGAATTTGAAGAAAAGAGAAGATCTAGAACAATAGTATTGCCTTCATCACCTTCTAAATTATCTTTTACTTTAAAAAATGATAAAAAAATTATTTATGATCTTGACGAAGAAGTTTTAGTTAAAGATAAGGGGTTAATTAAAGCTCAGGATGTTGTACCTGGAGATGATTTAATTTTGTAAAGTTTGTTCCTCCATGCTTGATATTTTTAATAATCATAACTATAATTATATCTCAGTTAGTATACGGTTGACAGCAAATAAATAAGGAATTATAATCCATTATGATTGTAAAATCTATAGAGATAATAAAAGAAGTCTGGGAAGATCCTAGATGCAAAGAAGGTCAGTTATTATGGCCCGAGAGAGTAAACGAAAAAGATCTTAAAAGTCTAAAACAGGCTTTAGGCTCAGAATATACGATATCTGGTCAATTACAACAACGACCATCTCCAGAAGAAGGTGGAATAATTAAAAAACCATGGTTTCAATGGTGGAAAGACACTACACCGCCTCAAATTGAGTTTGTTATACAGTCTTGGGACACCGCTCTAACCGCAAAAGATAAATCAGCTTATTCTGCTTGTACTACATGGGGAATATTCTACGATGAACATTACATAGAGAATTTAATATTACTCTCTATGTGGCGAGATAGGATAGAATATCCAGAGCTTAGAGAAATTACTAAGCGCTTATATTTTGATTATCGTGATACTGGCTTGATACGAAATCCTTTATTTAAAGGTAGACCAGTTGATATGTGTCTTATTGAGGCTAAAGCTTCTGGTGATCCGTTAATTCAAGATTTAGCTGCAGCAGGTATTAGAGCTATTCCATTTGTTCCAAACAAATATGGTGATAAAATACAAAGAGTACGGTTAATCACTCCTTTAATTGAAGGCTGTAGAGTGTGGCTTCCTGCAAAACCTCCTACTTATGATAGATTATTACCTTTTGCTGATACATTCTTAGAATCTATTGCTACATTTCCTAACAGTGAATCAAGGGATTTAGTTGATACTATGACACAAGCTCTTATCAAATTAAAAGAAGGTAAATTCTTATTGAATCCAAAAGATGAGAGAATAGTTGAGGAATCTTCTAAAGAAAGAAGAGTATATTAGATTTTAGGGCGTCGGGAGCAATGGAACAGCCAACCGACTTAAGGTCTTTCTATTGTTTTTTACAAGAATATTGTCAGAAAAAAACATATAATTAAAATTTCTTATATACTAATTGAATATTAAATATTTGATTAACTATGAAAGCATTTTGGCGATGTTTCATCCATTGTTGTTGCGACATAGATAATGAAGAAACTTTAAATTTAACTACTTTGCATAATTCATCTTATAACATAAACGATACTACCACTCCAAATATTAGTTTAAGTGGGGCATTAGAAGATGAATTAAATAATTTTTGATCGATATACATTGATTAAATTCTTTGACAACAATAGAGATTAAGATTTAAAGGTACCAACTAAAAACTCATCTAAAATATCTTTTAAATCATCCTTTTCCTTTAATAATTGGTTTTTATTTAAAATTAATATTGGTAATTTATAGCGGATAAAATCTTTATCTATTAATGATGTAGTTCCTTTTATTGAAATAAGAAAGAATACTGGTAATTCCTTATCGATATTTTTACTTTGAGGCTGGAATATATTACCTAATATCACTTTATGTTCTTTAATAATTATTTTTGTTCCTACTATAATTAATTCTTGTTCTTGCCTTAAAATATAGTAGTTTTCAAGTTTTTTGAATTTTATAAGAAATTTCTCGAATATTTTAAACATGTGATACAATTTTTAAAAGTTTAAATTTTAGTATTACTAATATAATGAAAATTGCGGATAATGATATCAGAAAAATAGAAGAGCTTGAAGATGGCTCCACTATCTATGAAATTGGTAAACCTCCGCGGGAGCCTAAGTCAGAATCATCATTTTATGATAATTTAGCAGTAGATTTTCCCGAGGATGCTCGTAAAAAGTTATCTGCATTTTTATTAGATAGTATTGAAGAAGATAGTCTATCGCGTAAAGAGTGGCTGGATTCAGTCGAAAAGATAAAAAAATATTTAGGTTTTTCTTTAGAAGATTTAAAGAATGTACCTTTTAAAGAATCTACTCGTACTTTTGATACTACGCTTGCTACTGCATTAATTAGATTCTATTCAATTACTAGAGCCGAGTTACTCCCTCAAACTGGTCCTGCTGGTTTTAAAATTAATGGGGTAAAAAATGATGAGTTACAAAGTAAAGGTGAAAAAATACGAGATTGGTTAAATTACTATTTAACCGTAGTAGATGGAGCTTATTATTCTGATTTTGAAAGATTCTTATTATATTTAGGATTATATGGTAGTGGTTTTAAAAAGATTTATTATGATAAATTATTAAAAAGGCCTTTAAGTCGTTTTATTATGCCACAAGATTTTATAATTGATAGTGATTGCACTTCAATTCTTGAATCTAATAGACTTACGCATGTGTTACATCTGTCTAAAAGAGAAATTATTTTAAATCAACAAAATAAAATTTATAGAGAGGTTGAACTTTCTTATCTTAAATCATTAGAAAGTAATGATGATGATGATAGTGAACGGCAAACAGAAATAGATTTAGAGGTTTATACTAAACGTTCTTTATTCCCTATTTATGAAGTACATACTTATTTAAATTTAGAAGACTTTACTAATGCACATAGTAATAATGATGCAGATGTTGTTCCTCTTCCTTATATAGTCACAATAGATAAGATTTCTAAGGAAATACTATCTATCCGCAAAAACTGGCAAGAAGATGACCCAGAAAAGAAGAGAGATAATTATTTTGTTCAATATAATTATCTCCCAGGTTTTGGTATTTATGGAATAGGACTCGCTCATTTAATTGGTTCAAATGCTATTACTTTAACAAAATTGCTTAGACAATTAGTAGATGCTGGATCATTTAAGAATTTACCTGGCGGTCTTAGGGCTAAGGGATTTAAACAACAGCAAAATGATTTAATAGTTGGTCCTGGACAATTTATAGAAGTAGATACCGGCGGCATTCCTCTTCAAGAAGCATTTATGCCTCTACCTTATTCTGAGCCTTCTAATACTCTTAGAGAACTTAGAATTGAGATAATGAATCAAACTAAAGAGCTAGGGTCTACTAGTGAAATGGGGATGCTCGATTCAAAAGAAGATATCCCAACTGGTACTACCCTTGCATTGCTGGAGACTAATAATCGTATTCAATCAGCTGTTTTACGCTCTATTCATACGTCTTTAAGTCAAGAGCTGCAATTAATTAATAAAATTTTTAAAAATACTCTTACTACTCAAACTTTTAGCACTCCTGAAAATCAACAAGAAATTACTAATGATGATTTCACAGATGAAGTAATGATTATTCCAATTGCTGATCCGGTAATGAATTCTACTCCACAAAAAATTATGAGAGCTGAATCAATATTGAGAGTTTCACAGCAAGATCCCCAAATACATAATATGCGGGAAATATTTAAATTGGTTTATAAAGCGCAGGGATTACCAGAGGAAGAAATAGATAATATTTTAAAACCAGATCCTGATAAACAACAACAAGAAGCGATGCCCTTAGACCCAATTACAGAGAATATGAATGCAATGCGTGGATTACCTCTTAAAGCAGCAATTTGGCAAGAGCATAATGCCCATATTGTAACCCATGCATCTCTTATGGATGAAAGTCCTGATATTAAAGCTCATATTCAAGAACATAGAGCATATAAATACTTAGTTGATATGCAAATGCAACTAGGTTATGAATTACCTCCATTGGAACAATTAGAAAATCCAGAAATACAGAATGCTATTGCCATAGCTATTGCAGGTGTTTTGGAAGAATCAGGTGCGTCAAATCAACAGCAGCAAGCACCAATCGACCCTAATGCTTTGTTAATGGCAGATATACGGCAAAAACAAGAAGAAATTACTTCTAAAGAACGTATGGCAAATTTAAAAGCAGAAACTGATATCTTCAAGGCCCAATTAGACTTTGAAAAAGAAAAAGCCAAGATTGAATCTAATGAAGATATAGCCCAATTAAAATCAGAAACAGAATTAACTAAACAGGAGCATCAAAATGGATTTTAAAAAAAATATGAAAGCTGGTTATCAAGGTAGAAGAGACGAAATGAGAGAAAAAGCTGAAAAACTTATGAATCATCCAGGTCATGCGGAAGCAGTTTATATGTCAAAATCTGCTGCTGATAAAGATAAAATGAGACCTTACAAAGAAGGGGGGCATATAAAAGATCATAACAAACAGGAAGAAAAAGATATAAACAAAGAACATCATAAGAAAATGGAGCGTGAAGAAAAAATGGAAAAAAATAAAAAAAATCCTCGTATGAAAGGTGAATGCCAAAAGTTTGCGCTAGGTGGAGTAGCTAAGATAAGGCTTGAAGAAGCTAATGCAAATGGAACACCTAAAAAGTTTAAGAAAAAATCTTTAAAAGACGTTCTATAGAATGTTCTTTGACAAAATAATCGAGAAATTAACTGATGCTAAAAACGAACTTGAGCAACTTGTATCGCAAGGCCAAGCACATGATTATGAATCTTATAGATTTTATATAGGGAAGATTCAAGGTTTAAAAGACGCATTAGATATATGTCAAGCAATAAAAAGGAGCGCTGATGAGTAAAAGTATTGAAGAAATTATTAAACAGGATCCTGGTATAGACTTCCTAAATTATTCATTAGAAGAAGAAATTGAAAAATATAGTAATATAGCTCCAGTTGGATGGCAATTATTAATTCGTGTTTATGTGCCTATTAAAGTTACACAAATTGGCAGCATTTTATTAGCAGATGAATCAGCTAATAAAATGAACCAAGATGCAAAATTTACTAATCTAACTGGTTTAGTAATTAAACAAGCAGTTGGAGTTTATAGAGATATGGAACGTTATTCATTAACTGGTCCCTATTGTAATGTAGGAGATTGGGTACAGTTCCCAAGAGCTCATGGAAATAGTTTTGCTTATAATGGCTTAACTTCTATTTATATGAATGAAGATGCTATTTTAGGGGTAATAAAAGACCCTAGTATTATTACAAGAATAAATTAACAACCAGTAAGACTTGACCTCTTATATTCAAAGTCTTACTGCACTCCAATTCACATAAGAATTTCATAAAGGAGCAATAATGAATATAGCTACAAATATAGCAACTAACAATCAAGAATTTGAAATAGCTGATGATCAGACTGGTCTTGCAGAAATTCAAAAAGCGTTAAATGAAATTGAAAGATTAAAAGAGGTGGAACTTCCAGAAGAGGAAGAGAAAAAAGTTGATGAAGCTGAACACTCTGAAGATGAAAAAGAAAATGATGGTGTAATTGATGAAGAAAAACAAATAGATAAAGTACAAAAGAAACTATGGAAAGAACAAAAACGTAAATATCAAGCAATTGCAGAAAAAGAAAGTTTTAAAGAAGAGAATGAAAAACTTAAGCAAATGCTTAATGAATCATTGAATTCTGGCACTTATCATTATGGCAAAAATGCCTATACAGAATTAGAAAGAGCTAAAGAAAATAAGAAAAAAGCTATTGAAGAAGGTAATATTGATGCTTTATTAGATGCAGATGTAAGCTTAACTAAAGCGATTCAAACAATAAATGAGTTGGAAAAATGGGCTTATAATAATGACTTAAATAAAAATAAGACCACTCCTGAAGCTCTCAGTAAACCCACTACACAATCTTATTACAGTGAAATTGAACATGAAATAGCTAGTGATTGGTTAGAAAATCATCCCTATTTGCAACCAAATTCTGATAAATACAAGCAACAATTTGCTAGTAAAGTAGCTGAATTCATTAATCACTTAGATACAAATTTAGCTAAAAATAATCAGATGGATACTTATTTTTCTGAGCAATATTTTCAAACAATAGACAAGTATATTAATGACTTACATGGGAAAGTTCAAAAAAATACCAAAAATGTAGAAGCGGCAAACCATATAGGTGGAGTTAGAAATTCTTATGCTGGTAATAATGGTACAGGTACAAATCCAACACAAATCGTCTTATCAGCTGACGAAAGAAGAATGTGCGCTAATGCAGGTATTACCGAAAAAGATTGGTTAAGACACAAATTAGAAGATTTAAAAAGTAAAGGAAGGTAATTATGGCGCGTATTAGTAGTAGAGAAACTGAAAATAGAATCCATGAAATGAGAGAAACATATGATAATGATTATATTAGCCCTTTATTTATTCCTTCGGGAATAAAAAAAGATGGATATTCATACGCATATGTCCGTAAAGATATACGAGGACAAGAGGATTTTAGAGTAGAAGAAATGGCCTCTAGAGGATGGACATTAGTGCCAGCTGATAGAGCCCCAGGACTAACATTAGATCCATTAGATCGCAATCCTTTATCTAAAAAATACATTTGTTATAAAGATGTAATTCTTATGGAGAGGCCAGAAGTATATTCTACGCAAGAAACATCTCGGTTTAATAAAATGAATGCTGAAAAGATTAAATCTCTTAGAGGTGTAAGTAATGATATTGGTAGTTTTTCTAAACCATTAACTTCAATAAATAGTTTTTAATATATGACAAACGTTGTAAATAATTATCAGGAAATTAATTTAACTGCAAATATAACTTTACAATGGACTTTTACTTTTGGCACAGGAACTGTTGTAAGTCGTATTAACGATATTAATCCAAACGCAAATGGTTATACTATTACTTTGCCAGCTGCTAATGCTGGTGCTTTACCATTAGGGCAAGATATCTTATTTAATAATATTTCTATTTATTCTTTTACTGTCAAAGATAATGCTGGTAATACTTTGCAATTAATCGCATCTGGTAAAGTATACTACTTTTATTTATATGATAGTTCAACCGCAGCTGGGCAATGGCGAGTTACATTATTTGGTAGTGGCACTAATGCAATTACTGCATTAACAGCTCATAGTAGCGATAATACCATCACTATAACGAATGGTAGTCTTACTCCTCCTGGTGGTACTATTAATTTTCAGTTACCTACTTCACTTACTAATCTTAATAATAGTATTAATGCGGTAGGATTTCCAGTAGTTACTGGGACTAATCCCAATACATGGGGAAGTGTGATTTTTACTGCTGGGACAAATATTGCTATTACTAACCCCAATGGAATTAATAGTGGGAATGCCGCTAATCCTATATTTAATTTAGATACAGATGTAGTAGGACTTACTTCAATCCAAGTAGGTAATGTAATTATCTCAGGTCATTTAATCACTAATACAAATACTAATCAAGATATAAACATCAATACCGAAGGAACTGGAAATTTATATCTTAATGGCATAAAAATTGATCCTAGTGGCAATTTAACTTTAAGTGGTCTATTTAATAATCCATATACACCTAAGGCTTGGTGCGTATTTAGTGATACTATAAGCGGCAGTAGTCATGTAATTGCTATAGGAAATTCCTCTAATGTCGCTTCTATTACTGGAAGCGCTGGAAGTTATACAATTGCTTTTACTACTGCAATGAGTAACACTAACTATGGAGTGCTCATTTCATTAGGAAACAATTCTGGTCAATTAGACCTTGGATCAGTCCCTTGTTTCGCATTTTGGAATCTTAAACAAACAACTCAAGTGGTTATTTCTGTATTAAAGGGTGATGGTACATTAGTAGGGTCAGCACCTAATGGAATTACAGTCGTAATAATGTCATTATGAATAAACTTGACGAAATAATATATTTTGATACAATTAATAATTAATACCTATTCGTTTTAGAGTTTCTGCGAAACTTAAAATCGTTGTCCTTGGTTCTTCCTCATCCTTAAAAGGAAAAAATACTGTCAGGCGAGACATTAAACGTCTATTGGTTCACTAATCTATCCTTAAAGATTTCAAAATACTTCAAAGTTTCTACGAAACTTAAAATCGTATCTTGGTTCGTTAATCTAGCCTTAAAAGATTCTCAAAATTTTAAACTTTAATTTAAAGAGGAGATTTTATGGCTTACGGTGTAAACGCACCCTTCGGTTTAAGACCAGTTTCATCTATTTCAGGTGGGGCTTGGACCGAGAAGACAACACAATATTTTATTTGGGCTAACCCAACAGCAGGCTCTGCTTCATATACTTCATCTATTTATGCAGGTGATCCAGTAATCTGGAATACAGTTGTAGGATCAACAATTAGCGGCGTACCAACAATTGGTTTATATGCTGTTGATAATGCTACAATTGCTAGTGAAATTACTCCAGTACTGGGAGTTTTTGTAAGTTGTGAATATACATTACCTAATGGCACTTTAGTACAATCCCCATATTGGCCCGCTTCAACCGTAGTAAGAGGTGGTAGTACTATCAAAGCATTTGTAATCGATGATCCAGATGTAGTATGGGATATACAAGTATCTACTGCAACTAACGTAGCAAATGATGCAAGATTTGGTGGTACGACTAATCCAGCTGCTACTCTAGCTTATTTTGGTCAAAATTTTGGTTTTGGTTTAGCTGGTGGGGGCGGTAACTTACTTCCGAATAACCCTACTGCTGGAAGTACACTTACAGGTCAATCAGCATATTATTTAAATATGGTAGGTACAACCGCTACAAATAGAATTGTTGCAACACTTCCTTTAAAAGCCTTAGGATATACTCAAAATCCAAATAATGTAATTTATGCGGCTGATGGAACTAGTGCAAATCAATTTTTAAATGTAAGAGTTGCAATAAATAATCACGTGTACAGAGTTGGTCAACTCGGTAATACACCTGCTTAATTAACAAAGGAGAAATAATATATGATTAATACCGGTCAAATCGCTCAATTACTTCGTCCTGGTTTAAAGGCAGTTTTTGGGCAATATCCAGCATATCCTGAACAATGGACAGAGATATTTAAAACATATCAATCAGATAAGTACCAAGAAATAGAAGTTGAAATGAAGTATTTAGGTCCTGCTGATATTAAACCAGAAGGACAGCCTATTGCTACTGATTCAATGGGACAAAGGATTGTAACTAACTATGTTCATAAAAGGGTAGGGCTTAGCTTTACTATTACTAAAGAAGCTGTTGAAGATAATCTTTATCAAAGTCAGTTTCCTCAACAAGCAATTTCCCTTAGGAATTCATTAAGAGTAACTAAAAATATTCTTGGTTCTAATGTGTTAAATAATGCATTTAATGCAGCTTATCCGATTGGAGATGGTCAGTCAGTTTGTTCTATTGCTCATCCAATTGACGGGGGAACATTCTCAAATGCTTTTAGTACTGGTGGTGCTACTGTAGATTTTAGTGAAGCAGGTATTGAACAAGCTATTATTTTGATTCAAAAATTTCCAATGCAAAGCGGGATTTTATCTCAAACAATGGCTAAAAAGCTCATTATACCTCGTGAGCTACAATTTGCAGCCTCAAGGCTTCTAAATAGTGCATTCAGGGTTGATGTAGCCAACAATGATATAAATGCTTTATATCATAATGACTATATTCCTGATGGATATAAGGTAAATCAGTTTTTAACTTCTACTACTTCATGGTTTATTATCACTGATGCAGAAGATGGTTTAAAACATTTCCAAAGAACTCCAGTAGAAACAGATACATACGTAGATTATGCAACTGATAATGTAATGGCGAAAGCAACAGAGCGTTATTCATTTGGTGTATCTAATCCACGCGCTCTATTTGGTTCACCTGGCGTTTAACAAATAAAGAAACTAACTAACTTATAGTTTAAAATTACTATGAGTTAGTTAATTTTAAAGGAAATTAATATGGCTACTAATACAAAAACAATATGGCAGATAGTAGATTTAACAGCTGTATGTGCTTTGCAAAGTTTAGGATCTACTGGCTCCTTATTATTAAATGGAACCTTAGTCGATAATAGTATTCCAAATCAAATTTCTTTTATTAGTAATAATTTTATTAGATCGGTTTCTATTACTTCAGGTCAGAATCTTAGTAGTACAACATTTACTGTTAGTGGTATTCAGAATGGAGCTTTTGTTACTGAAAATATAACAGGACCAAATAATAATACTGTCTATGGATTAAATTATTATGATATTATAACATCTGTAATTGCGAACGCAGCCATAGCTGCACCAGGGGTTAGTGTAGGTACTGGAAAAGTCGGCTATCTACCATTAGTTCAAGTAAACAATTCTAATGCTAGTAGTTATATTAATTATTCATGTTCTGTTTTATTACCAGCTGGTTCTGGTATTAATTATTCATTATTGCAAACATTAGAGAAGGTAAACAATAATTGGATTCCTTTACAAACCCAAAATACAATTTTCTTTCCAAGTATGGGATTAACCAATCAGACTACATCCCAAATTGGAAATTCTACTATAATAGTTAGCTATTTATTGTTACATATAAATAGCTCTACTACTCCTTTAACTGATACTTTGACATTTATATTTACGCAAGCATAATATGAATAAAAATAATAAGAAGGAAAAATATGTCTAGATATTTAAAATATGTATTTCCCAGTGTTGATACTCAAGCTGTAACATACACTCAAACGTTAACTGCTCCTGGTAATCTTACTTTGAATGGTAATCTTGCTGATTCAATTCATAGTAAAGTGTCTTTCATGACAAATGGGTATTGTCGCTCGGTTTCTTTAACATCAGTAAATGATTTGTCAGTAGCAACATTTACTGTTAGTGGTATTCAGAATGGAGTTTTTGTTACTGAAGATATAACAGGACCAAATAATAATACTGTCTATGGATTAAATTATTATGATATTATTACTTCTATTAGTGTTGATAGAGCAGTTGCTTTGGTTAGTGTTGGAAGTGGGTTAATTGGGTTTTTTGCATTAATTAATATCGACCCAAATTTAGGTGATGTAAATTATAGTTTAACTTTAACTTCGAATAATAACGCTAATCAGATACCTACAGCTATTTGGGGCACTAATGATAATATAGCTTTAAATGGTATTACCTACATAGATAATACAACAAACAACTATTCTTTAATAGCAATAAAAACCATAAATGCAGTTACTCAATATATATTACCTGTACCACCAGTAGCAGGTAATTCAGTATATCTACCTCTATATACTTCATTATTAATAAATCTTGTAGGGACTAATACTACTCGTAATAATAGCATGACTTTAATATTTATACAAATTTAAGGATTTAATATGGCACGTAGTCGAGCTTCAAAGGACGCAATGATAGAAAGTGGAGATAAATGGATTAAGAATGCGATAAATCCTAATACTAAAGGAGCACTTCATAAAACATTAGATGTACCTGAGGGAGAGAAAATACCAGAGAAAAAACTAGAAAAAGCTGAGCATTCTAAGAATCCATTAACAAAGAAAAGGGCTATTTTTGCTGAAACACTGAAAAAATTTAGACATAAATAGTTTTAATAAGGACAAATTCTGATGCCTACTACTTCTAATACGTATAATTTTCAATCTATTGAGGTTGAGTTAATTATTAGAGAAGCCTTTGAAAATATAGGTATTTTAGGAGAATTTGTTGAATATCAGAAACTTCAATCAGCTACCCGTAGCTTAAATCTTCTATTATTAGAATGGATGACTAAAAGCATTAATCTATGGACTTTAGAAAGAGATTATTTAGCTATAAATCAAGGACAAGCTGAGTATACATTATCTAATACGGTGAGTAATATAATACAAGCTAATGTTAGAACTTCAACACGGCAATTAAATGGAACTCCAGCGGCGTCTAGTGGCGTTGCTCAGAATGCTTTTGATGGCAATCCTGCTACATTTTGTGATGCAGGTAATAATGGAAATATTTCATATGATTATGGAATTAATGTAACTCAGCAAATTAATTTTGTCGGTATTACTTCTCAAATAACGACCTCTTATTCATTAAATGTGGAAACTTCACAAAATAATATTGATTGGACTATCATATATAGCATACCACCACAATCTTTTGCAGGTGGAGTAAATAAATGGTTTGATATTCCTGTTCCTATTAACGCAAGAACATATCGTATAATAGAAACAAATGGTGCAAATTTAAATCTTCAGGAACTTTATTTTAATAATAATATTTTTGATGTAGTAATGTCGAACATAAGTCGTGATGATTATTACTCATTACCAAATAAGATGCTACAAGGACGTCCTAATATATTTTATTATAATAGACATCTTTCTCCAGTTCTAAGTATTTGGCCTGTGCCAAGTAACTTATATAATTGCATCCAATACACATATAAAAAAATGATTCAGGACGTAGGAGCTCTGACTAATTCTATTTATGTCCCTTCTAGGTTTTATCCATGTTTAATATGGGGCCTTAGTTGGAGATTAGCTTTAAAATATAATCCTCAAGTAATGGAAATTTTAAAAGCTGAATATGAGAAGTCATTTCAGATTGTTACCACGGAAGATTCAGAAAATACACCTATTAATATTATTGGTGATTATTCTGCTAATGGTTATTATTTATGAGCTGGATTAATCGTTGGAAAGGTAAACATGTAGTTATCAATCCTAAAGATCCATCCGCTTTAGGGGTTTGTGATGATAGCGGTTTTGATTTTAATCATAAAGACCTAGTAAAACAGATGGAGTGGAGGGGGAATAACCTTGTGTGGACTGGCTTAATGGTCGGTAAACCTTATTTAGATGTTCCACAAGAACAAAATAGACCACCTCTTGTTAAGGCAGACCCAAGACCTATAAAAGATGCTAGGCTTCCTACTCCTTATAGTGATCCAGAATACCCACAGGTAGATCCATATAATCAGCTCTTAGCTAAATTAAGAACTACTAATTGGGATTGGGAAAATTAAAATGTATCAGAATCAATATATTACTAATTCTATGAAGATGAAATATGATGTATTGTATAATTTTATCTCACCTGTCACTGGAAAGGTTAATGCCCCTAATGTAGCGCCGAGTGATGCTACATATATATTACAAACTCCAAATGCTTTTCTTCCTAATGCACAAGCATTAAATTCATTAGAGAATGGGATTCTTTTTAAGGAAGATGGAGGAGTTTTAATTACTAAAGGCAAACTTGATAGAAGTAATTTACCATATTTGACACACAATAAAATTTGGATAGGTGATCCTGCAAATATTGCGGTTGAGGCAAGTGGCATAAATGGTGATACAGGTGATACAGGTGATACAGGTGATATAGAGGATACTCTAAATAATATCCTTGGATTTGCCGGTGTTAGTTTATTAACAGCTTTAGGAATATTAGCAGCTATAGAAATTTTTTCGAATGGAAGCACCTCTTCCAGCTCAGAAACTACTAATCAAATGACCCTAAATTTAAATATGAATATGGCTGGGAATAGAATAACAAATTTAGCCTTATCCCCTCTTGCAGATTTTGATGGAGTTAGTGCTAAATGGGTCTGGGATTTATTAGATAGTAAAGTTCTTATTAATTCAATGGGAATTAGCAGCCTTACAGCTGCTAATATTATTCCAAATCTTGATATTTTAGGATCAATTCAAGAATTTAATTATAATCAAAATTTATCTACTTTTAGATTAAGTAATAACTTTATTTCAACTAATTATATCTCTAATCAAACATTGTTTGAATTTAGAAATAATTTGTTGAGCGGTTTTAGGTGGATTCATAATACTAATATTACCGATACTTACGGATCTTTAACCTTACAAAGTTTTGTTAATGCTTTTAATAGTGGTACTAATTTAGTAAATTTTACTACTAGTGGAATAGGTACATTTGTGCCTTTAAAATTTTATAATTCAATAGGCACAAATTATGTAGCTTTACAAGCTGGAAATGTAATTAGCAATGTTACATGGACATTACCAATTACTGATGGTAGCAGCGGACAAGCACTTATTACAAATGGATCAGGTATATTATCATGGAGTAGTACGGGAGTGGGAAGTGTTACCCTTATTAACACTGGGATAGGTTTAACTGGCGGCCCAATTACTACAACAGGAACAATAAGCTTAGCTAATACAACAGTAACTCCTGGAAGTTATACATACAGTAGTTTTACTGTTGATGCTCAAGGAAGACTTACGGTTGCTTCAAGTGGAACAATGCCTTTATTACCTGCTAATAATTTATCAGATTTAAATAGTGCATCAACAGCAAGAACAAATTTAGGATTAACTAATATTGCTACTCAAAATGTTACACAGCACTATGTTTTAGTAGGGGGTGCATCGAACAGTATTACATCTTTAGGACTTACGAATGGCCAATTATTAATTGGATCAACTAATAATGATCCACTAGCAGCAATACCTACCAATGGTACAAATATAAGCTGGTCTACTGGACCTGGAAGTTTAACAGCAAATTTGACTGGTCAAGTTGCTTTAGCAAATGGTGGAACAAATGCTAATTTAACGGCATCCAACGGCGGAATATTTTACTCTACCGCAAGTACAGGGGCAATTTTAAGTGGTACATCAACTGCGAGTCAAATTTTGTTATCAGGTGCAAGTAGCGCTCCGACTTGGTCAACAACTACTCATCCTACAAATACAACAATTAATCAAATATTATATTCATCTGCTAATAATATAATTTCAGGATTAACTACAGCAAATAATGGGGTACTTATCACAAGTTTAGGAGGAGTGCCATCTATTGGAACAACTCTCCCAAGTGCTGTACAAGGAAACATAACATCTGTGGGAACAATAACTAATGGCACATGGAATGGTAGTACAATCACTGTTCCCTATGGAGGGACAGGAATAGCCAGTGCAACAGCCTATGCAGTATTATGTAGTGGCATTACATCTACAGGAGCATTTCAGTCAGTATCTGGGGTAGGCACTAGTGGCCAAGTCTTAACTTCTCAAGGAGCAAGTGCTTTACCGACTTGGGCTTCTCTGTCAACATTTGGTGTTACATCGATTACAGGTACGGCTAATCAAGTATTAGCCAATAGCACAAGTGGATCACCACAAATAGGGGCTGTAACTTTAACGTTACCACAAAGTATAGCAACTACTTCAAATGTACAATTTGGTAGTATAGTAACAACTAATTTAACAACTAATGGAACTGTAGCATTTCCTAATAATCTGTGGATGTATGGTCAGGCATCTACTAATCTCCGTAGTTGGTATATCGCTGGAAGTGATATGTATTGGGAGCTGGGAGGGAATGGTGCTTTTCATTGGCGTAATTCAAGTGATGTAGATGTCGCTACTCTTGATTATCTAGGACAGGCCGTATTCAAAAAGTTAGGTTTGAATGGCGTAGGAACAGCAAGTACTTTAGAAATCGTTAGTGGTAATGCTCAAATAGGTTTTGTTACTGGAACTAGTGCGCCAACTAATGGCTTAATTGTTAGTGGAAATGTTGGAATTGGAACTATAACTCCAAATTCTACATTAAACGTTTATAATGCAAGCTCTCAATCCAACGGTACAGCCATGAGCACTACCTTTCGTGCCGAAGGACCGACCCTTCTCTCAAGTATTGGGAATGAATCTTCAATCGCAAGTTTTATTTCGCGATCTGCTGTCAGTACCTCATCTGCTGTCAGTAACTCAATCGCATTAGGCATTAGCAGTTATCAATTTACAGCTGGAAGTACTTGGACTAGTTCATGCTTTATTGTGGGGATGGATGTAGATAATTCAAAGCGTGCAGGTTCATGGATGGCATTTTATCAAACTGGGATTGGATTTAATATAATTGATACAAATGTTGCGTATAGATTTTATGTTTCTGATTCAAGTAATATCTATGGCATGTTAATAAATGGTACAATAGCGCCAGCTGGCAATGCCGTGGGCTTTACCTGTCAAAATTACTTATCTCCTACCGTTAAAGCATCTGTTTTTGGTCTTAGTTCTCAATGTACTTATAATTCTCCAAGCGCTGGGATGCATGGTGCTTATGGGCTTTATATTAACACTTCTATTACAGGCTCAGGAACAATTGATAATATTTTTGGAATTTATGTAGGAGATGGAATTGTTTCTGGGCCTACTGTTACTCTTGGTTATGGAATATTTGTTGCTCCCGTTGGCTATTCGGATACTTGTTATGGTCTTTATGTTAGCGAAGTAGGAACCGTTACCAATAAATATTGCGCTTATTTTGGTGGGAAAGTGGGGATAAAATCAACTCCAAACTACACTCTTATATTAGGAGCTGATGACGCTGGTAAAACGAGTACAGCAGTATGGTTTATAACTTCAGATAAAAGAATTAAGAAAAATATTAAATCAATTGAAAAAGCTATTCCTTTAATAAAGGAAATAAGACCTATTAGTTTTCAGTATACTCAGGAATATTGCAAAGATATTGAAGCAGACGAAGAAACTATTAACTATGGTTTTGTTGCAGATGAGATCCAAAATAAAATTCCTAATTGCGTTAATGATTCTGAATTGCATTGCTATGGAATGAAATATAATGGTGTAGATGAAAAAGGGAGATATAAACCAGAGCCCCCTAGATTAGTTGAAAATCTAAAGACTTTTAATATGCATAATGTTATAATTTTTACTATAAAAGCTGTTCAAGAGCTAATAGAACAAAATGAGTTCTTACAAGCTAGAATCGATATACTGGAATCCAAATTATTCGCAGGAGCAAGAAATGTCTAAAAGTACTATAACAGTTGCGGGTATTAGTCCTGCTCTTAATATTTTAGGTGCAACACAACAATTAAATTTCAGTCAAAATTTATCTACCTTACAGATAAACAATAGTTATATTCCTACGAGTTTAGTATCAACTCAAACTAATTCAGAGTTTAGGAATAATTTGTTATCAGGGTTTCGGTGGAATCATTTAACTAGTAATACTGATACATATGGAACGTTAACGTTACAGAGTTTTGTTAATGCTTCCTCTACGGGAACTAATTTAATGACTTTTAATAGTAGTGGAGTAGGTATATTTGCTCCTCTTAATATGAATAGTCAAATCATTAGTAGTGGCACATGGAATGGTAGTACAATCACTGTTCCCTATGGAGGGACAGGAATAGCCAGTGCAACAGCCTATGCAGTATTATGTAGTGGCATTACATCTACAGGAGCATTTCAGTCAGTATCTGGGGTAGGCACTAGTGGCCAAGTCTTAACTTCTCAAGGAGCAAGTGCTTTACCAATCTGGAGTGCTCCTATAGTTGGAACGGCAACTTTAAACGGTACGACTGCTGTTACAATTACTTCTTCAGTAGTAACAACTAATTCCATAATTAATATAACTAGAAACACAGGCTCAAGCGCTCTTCCATCATCAGGAAACGTTGGAATTTTAAGTGTAGGTAATATTAGTGGTACAACGTTTCAAGTTGTTTCTACAAATGCATCAGATACTTATAGATTTACTTGGCAGATTATTAATCCTTAGTGAACTACCAAACGGCTAAAGATATTTGGGTTTTACGGCGTGTTTTATAAATTTTCATATTCTTCAATTTGATTATTAGTACCTAACAAGTCAGTACTCATATTTGTATTAATAGGAGCAATTATAATAGCAGGGTCAATATTAATACCAGATACAGATGTTCTTGTTATATCGGTAATTGAGATAGTATCACTGTCCTCGGAATAAATTCGATCATTACTTTGAGAAGGTTTACCACGTGACATAATCCATTCTTCACATTCAGTAGCTTTTTCATGTCTCCAATTATTACAATCTTTTATCTTAGTACTTGTCCAATTACAACAATCACTTAATTTAGTAGAAATACACAAGCAACATTCTGAAATTTTATGATAAATAAAACATGCTGCTCCTATTTGGCAACAATTTGATGTACCTATGGGCACAATTGGTACAATTGGAACTGCACAAAAACAAGAACACAGGCAATTGCATATTAAATTAATAAAAAAAGAACACATAACTAACCTTGTATTTTACAATTATTATTTTAAAAATCTTATTCCATTATTTTTAGGAAAGCAAACACATAAAAAAATAAATTTTTTTCTATGATTTTAAAAAATGCTGTACAATGAGTTAGTTAAAAAAGGATAAGTATGTCTAATCAAGATTTAATTAACTATCAGATTAGTTTAGAAGCAAATAATACTGCGCAAATTAATACGTTAGCTCAAGCAAATGTTCAGCTTGATAACAATATAGCTCAGTTAAATCAAACCATTAGCCAATTACAAGCGCAAATTAGTGATAATAATACAAAAAGCGCTACTTTAGCTGCTGGTAATGTGATGATAGAAGAAACAATTGTATTTATTCCACCAGATATTGGCAAATAATATAATATAATATTTTAATTAAAAAAAGGTAAAAAATATGGCACTTCCAATAAATACTGAATCATTAAAAAGTCTTTCTAATATGATTATAGAATGCAAACACGCTGAACAATTAGGCATTCAGGTTTTTAATAACTTAAATAATACAACAGCTGAATATTCTGAAATATGTACTGCATTTAAAGATTCTTGTGAAAAAATTCACGATGAAGTAGAAAAAATAAAAAGAATGATCCCAGGTTTATAATGTTATGGGAGTATATGTTAGTTATTTAAGCATTCCTTTTGCAAATATTAGCAATATTCCCCAAACTGTTTTAACTGCAAATACACATACATTATTTGTTAATGGTATTATGGTTTGTAATAAAGGACCTACTGTTATGCGATTTAATTTACAAAAAGTAAGAACTCAAATTTCTCCAATTACAATTAATTATATTAATGAACTTGAAATACCAGCATATGGAGTTATTGATGTAATAGCAGCACTTGGATTGCAAATTTTTCTTCAATATAGTTTGATACCAGCTATAAGCGATTCTCTTCAATGTTTCTCTAATGGTTCTACACAGAAATTTGATTGTGAGATTTCTTATACGCAGCTTAATGAGACGTGAACTACCAGCATTTGGCTTCTTTGTTAGAACGGGTAGCAAAATGGTCTTTAGCCGTTTGGTAGTTCACAAAAATAAAGTTTCTGCGTAACTCAAAAACGTATTCTGGTTTTCTTTCTTATCCATAAAAAGAATCTTTTATTAAAATTATTTATTAATTAAGAGTCTTTTTATGCCTAAAGCACCTATTACTAGTTTTTCAAGTATTTCTATACAGTCAGATTATGTAGTTAATAATAACTATGGATTATACTTACCTCAAGTAACTACTATACAAAGAAATCGCGTTCCAACTAATGTACTGAGAAATGGTGCAATTATTTACAATGTAACTACAAATAGTTTACAAAGTTACATTAATGGAGCATGGGTTGATATATACGGGGGAGTACCGCCAGCTAATTATATTGTTGGTCCAAATGTATCAGTTGTAAATAATATAGCAGTTTTTAATAATACTACAGGTAATCTTGCCACCGATAGTGGCGTAACGATAGGTCGAGTTCCTGTTCTAGGATTATTTGCATTACATAGAGATTTTCCTAATACTAATGTTAATGAAATTAGTCAATTAGGGCATCTTAAATTTAGCGGTAGCGGTGGGATAGGAACTATTTATGTAGATAGTTTATCACCAGTACATTTTGTAGAAAACAATTATAGTGGCTCAAATTATCAAATTAGTTCTGTATTTAGTGGAGACCTTCCTTACGCTTCAACTACGGTATCAGCATTAGTAGAACTTCAAACTACTACTGGAGCGTTATTATTATCGAGATTAACAACGGCCCAAAGAGATACATTAACAGCTCCTGCTAGTGGTATGGTGCTTTATAATAGTAGTATAAATGCCTTTCAAGGATATGCGAATGGAGCTTGGGCACTTTTAAGTGGTGGTGGAACTGTAACATCTATAATAGCTGGGACGGGATTAACTGGTGGAACCATTACTACTTCAGGTACGATTGGTTTAGCCAATACAGCAATTACAGCTGGTAATTATACGGCAGCTAATATTACAGTAGACGCACAAGGACGACTTACTGCCGCTTCAAGTGGTGGAAGTGGTTATGTAAATGGTCCTGGAAGCGCTGTATCTAATAATGTAGTAACATTTGATGGAATTACAGGTAAATTAATTAAAGATAGTGGGTTAGGTATAGCAAATGTGTATTATGCAGGCAATCCTACTTATTTAATAGATACAAATGGATCTACAAATAACTTTTTTGCTGGTACAGGGACTGGTACAAGTACAACAATTGATGGTACTGACAATACTGGTGTAGGAATTAGGGCTCTCTATACTAATCTAGTTGGAGTTAAGAATACTGCCATAGGAAGAAATGCATTATATGGTAATACTTCGGGTACATTAAATACAGCGGTAGGATTTGAGGCAATATATAATAATACACTTAATGGGGTTTGTAATACAGCAATAGGAGTTTGGGCATTATATAATGGGAGTAACAATAGTACAGCTATTGGGTGTTATTCTTTGTATCAAGATAACACTGGAAGTTATAATACAGCTATTGGACATTATAGCGGTCATAATTACTCGTACTTAAATTGTACTTTTCTTGGCGCATATGCTGATGCTTCTCTTTTTGGACTGAGTAATGCATGTGCTATTGGTTATCAGGCAACTGTTGGAATATCTAATTCTATAGTTTTAGGTAATGGTTGCAATGTTGGAATAGGTAAGAATTCACCCGCTTATGCATTACAAATAGGAAGAGATAATTCTATTATACCTTTATTATATATGGCCTCTACAAGTGTTCCATCTGCACCAGGAACGGCTAGCGATGGTATTTACTCTGTTAGCTCAGGCAAGCCTACATTTACTAGTGGTACTACTGAATACCAAGGAACTATTGTAACTGTTAAAAATAATATTACAGCTGGAATTAGTAGTACTAGTGGGGGAACAGCAAATTCTAATAATGTAGTAATTTCTACAGCTGCCGTACAAAGCAATTCATTAATTTTTATACAACATATAGATAATATTGCTGCTGTTTATGGAGCTGCATTTACTGTAGGTAATATTATTGCAGGAACATCATTTGAAGTATGGTTTAATTTAAATCCAAGTGTTTCATTCTCTTGGCTAATAATTAATCCTTAGTACACTACCAAAAGCTTTTTAGCATTTGGTAGCGTGTATAATAAAAATTATCTATAAATTATAATATAATATATTATAATTTATTAACAAAGTTTCTGCGCAACTTAAAAGCGTATTTTGGTTTTCTTCTTATCCGCAAAAAGAATCTTATTAATTAATTTTATTAAAGGATTCTTTTTATGCCTAAATCAGCTATTACACGTGTAACCAATTTAGCTGTTACGCCAAGTACTACCCCAACTATTACTAAAAACAGTGGATTTTATGCTCCTCCATTAACTCCAGCACAAATTGCGGCTATTCCTACTGCTACATTAATAAATGGAGCTATTGTTTATAATACAACTACTAATACGTTCCAAGTATATCAAAGTGGGGGATGGACAAATTTAAGTACAGCACCAGTTACTAACGTTCTTGTAGCCCCCAATATATCTACAGCAAATGCTGCTACTGCCGGAAATGGAAATATTTATTATGATACTACAACTAGTCAACTAACAACTGCTGTATCGATAGCTAATGCTGCTACTTATACCAATGTATATACAACACCTCTAACTTCTCTGGGTAACCTTGTTATACAAAGTGCAGCTGCTGATCCTGAAAATATTCAAGGAGTAATTGCTTTTAATACAACATCTAACTCATTAAGAACTTATGATAATAATGCTATGGGAACTATTTATATTTCTCCTGGAGCAGCTAATTCAAATGGGAATTTAGTTTTACAAAGTGCAAATGCTGATCCTGCTAACAGTGGAAATGGAATGATGTATTGGAGTACAAATGCAAATACTTTGAGAGTATATGGTAATGGCGCTTGGCATGTTGTAGCTTTTGTTTAATATTATTATGAAAAAAATATTACTTGTTCTCTACAGTATTTTACTTACCAGTTGCGTAGCTGGTGAAATTGATATGTTTGAAAATAGAAAAGATGAAATTTCTAAGGAAAAATAATTATTTATATGGATCCAGCATTATTAAATTATTTGCAATCGCAGCAAATTAATAACGCTCCTACGGAGCAACAAACTGCTAAAGAGCAATATAATCCTTTTGATATTGGGATTGCTAAGGCTGTAGATAGCGCTAGACAATCCTTAGGAATGACTGATAAACAGCAAAATAGAGCTTTAAGAAATGGAATGCTGGCTTTTGCTGATAAATGGAGTCAACAACCAAGAGAAAGAGGTTTTTTTAACAATTTCGCAAAGGCGGGAAGTGCATTATCACCAGCTATAAGTGCTTATGATAACACTGAGGATAATAGTTTAAATGAAAATAATAAACTAGCTAATCAAATACTGCATTATCAAGCTACTGAACAAGACCGCGCATCTCAAGAAGAAGAAAGAGCTTGGAGAAGACAATTTGCCGAATCCCAACTGGGCGAGCAAAGAAGACATCATGATCTAATGTATAACGGACAAAAGGGAGAGCAATCTATGGTCTCTCAATTGCCCAATAATTTTATCCCTATAGAAAGTAAGTCTGAAAGATTAATGTATAGTAAGGATAGGAAAGCATCTGGAGAGATTCTAAAAGAACTTTCCTCTATAAGGAAAGATTACGATGAATTTAAAACATTATCTAAAAATGATGTAATTAATCCAATGACACCTTATGGAGTTGGAAAGGTAGCAAACGCTACTAAAGATTTATTTGGTTATTTTTCTAATAATAAAAACTTAAGAAAAGAAACAAGTAAAAGGCAGGCTCTAGATGCTAAATTAGGAAAGTTTTCCGTAGAACTAGAAAGAAAAATAAAAGGCGGCGTATTATCAGAGGCAATGGTAAAAAGGTTTGAAAATAAAGGTCTTCTTCCTTCATTAGGAGACGCTCCAGATGTTTTTGAAGAAAAATTGAATAATCTTACCCAAGAGATGTCGGAGCGTTACAAAGCCTCTGAAGCAAGTTTAAGATATGGAGCTCATATTAGTCCTGCTGATTTAGAAGAATTAGAAAGAGGAGCTAGAGGAAAATCTAATCCAATGGCAGCAATGAACAATGAAGAAACAGTTCTTATGCAAGATGGTAATGGAGTGGAATATAGAATTCCACCCGAAGAAGTTGAAGGTGCGATGAGCGAAGGTTTAGAACTTGTAGGACAATAATGAGTAAATACGATAAATATAGAGTACAACAACCTCAAGATTTATCTACTAGCAAATATGCTAAATATAGAGTCATGCCTAGTAAGCAAGAATCACCTTCATTTCTAGATAGAGCAAAACAATTAGGTTCAGGCTTATTATCTGGTTTTGCTAGATCTGCTTTAGAAGAAGGTGGAAACCAAGCTAAATATGGGGTCATGGAAGTAGGACCTGGAATTGTTGTTCCTATCTCTGAAAGTTCTGCGATGGCTAATATTCCTGAAAAAGGTATCAAAGCTCTAGACTCTTTGAAACCTATAGAAAATGATAGTTTAGGAAAAATTCTTCATCATGCAGGAGAATTTGGCGGAGGAATGGCTTCATTTCCAATGTTACCAGGAAGAGCGGTATCTACTGGAGCAAAATCATTATTATCAAGATTTGCTAAAGATGTAGGAACAGGTTCAGCTATTGGCGCTGGCTCTGGAATGTTGCAAGAGGGTGGTGTAAATCCACTAGCTGCAGATCTTATATCTAGTATAGCAACTCCCAACCTTCCTAGTGCTTTAAAAGGAGCTGCAAAACAAACTGGTACATTAGCTGCAAAAATCCCAATGAAATTAATGGGTCTTTCTCCTAAAGGTTTGAATATAGAAACGGCGCAAGCTGCAAGGGACCTAGGAATAGATTTACCTGCTGCTGTTCTTACTAATTCTAAATTAACTGGTCTTGCCGATCAATATGTTGGTAAAGCCCCATTCTTTGGGGAGATGATCGGTAAAAAATACACCAATGCCGAGGCTCAAACAAAAAATGCTTTAGAAAAAATTTATAATCAAGTTGGACCAGAGAAAACTCCTGAAATAGATGGACTAATCTCTAAAATGTACGAAGAGCGGACAAAAACTCTACCAAAAGGAGCTTCAGTAAAACCTATAAATTTAAAGAAAGCTATTGATAAAATAAACATAGATTCAGCTCTGTTATCTCCTGATGAAAAAAGTCTACTAGATTCATTGGAAAAACTTAAAAATGAGATAGAGCCACAATCAAAATTGGCTAGCCAGTTTGGTCAAATAAAAATGCCTCTGCAGGATTTTGATATTAATAGACTTATTGGTACAAAAACAAGTCTAAATAATATCATCAAATGGGGTAAGGATGAAGGAGTAAAAAACCAATTGAGAAACGTGCAGCATGCTCTTACACAGGATATTGCCGAATACGGCAAAACTAATCCTGAATGGTATAAAACCTTTAAAGAGGCGGACAAATTATACGGGGATGTAGCTAAAAGAGGGAAATTAGAGGATTTATTAGGTGTAAAGAGTACTAACCATGCTACCGAAAGCTTGTCTTATAATGCTCTTTCTAAGGCAATAAATAATCCCAAAAATGCTGAATCCATAAAAAGGCAATTAACGAAAGAAACTTTTGAAAAAATTCAAAAACTTGGAACAGTAGCCAAAGCTATGGCGATTAAAAATAAAAATATCCCTAATCCATCAGGCACTGCGACTACTGCTGCGACTACTGCTGTAATTTATGGAATGTTTACTAATCCTCTAAAGACCATTCCTACATTAGGAGCTGGTTATGGTATAACAAAATTACTAACAGATAAGAAATTTTTAGATCTTGCTCTTAAATACGCTGAAAACCCAAGTAAATCTAACCTATTAACTACTATGGCTTTAAAGAATAGAATAAAGGAAGTTACTGGAGTTTCAGCGATAACATTACAAAATGCCTTAGAACGTCAAAATAGATCAAAGGGAGATGAATAAATGAATTATGCCTCTTTAGTAGTCCAAATTCAGCAATACGCTAATAGAACTGATGATTTTTTTACTAACCAAATTCCTAATTTAATATTACAAGCTATTAATCGTATTTATAGTGAAGCTAAAAGCTTAGGATTTATCAATTTTGTAGAAAATTCAACACTTACAAGCAATACAAATTATATTACAAAGCCTGTTGATTGGAAAGAAACTATAAGTTTCGTCATCATTAATGGTAATCAACAAGTTCTTTTGCTTCCTAGATCAATAGAATTTGGACAAACTTATTGGCCAAATTCAGCATTAACAGGAACTCCACAATTTTATGCTGATTTAGATAACTCTTATTTCTATTTTTTTCCAACTCCTGATCAAGGATATACATATAATCTTTTATATCGTACAACTGTACCTTTTTCTCTTGGGAATGCTAATCAAGATTTAATAAATTTTATTGATAATCCTAATTTTCTTGTACAAAGATATCCGAGTTTACTTTTATATGCATGTATGATGGAGGCTATTCCTTTCTTAAAAGATGATGAGAGGGTACCTGTATTTGAATCCTTTTATAATCGTGCACTGCAAAATATTAATAAGGATCAACAAATTACTATTACAGATCGTACTAGTAAAAGGGATGCTAACTAATGGCATCTAATCTTATTCAATTATCATATAGACCTGGTATTCAAAGAGACGGTACTAAGTTTCAAGGTGATTATTGCTCTGATGGTCAATGGATAAGATTCCAAAGAGGAGTAGTAAAAAGAATAGGAGGGATGAAGGCTCCTAATGTTAATAGAAATCTTTTAGCTTCTGATATCTCACTCTTTCCTTATAATAACCAAATTTGGTATTATATTGCTTCATCTACAGGAATATTTCAAGGCACTTTAACTAATGACTTTGATAATAGTGGTAATGTTGGACAAATTTTAATTCTTAATAATCCTAATATAAAATGGCAATCTGAAACTGTAATTAACAATAATCAGCGAATAGCATTATTTTTCGGCGCTAATAATGCTCAGGATATAGCTGAAAATACACCATCTGTTTTATATCAAGGTAATATTTTTGGGAATGCATTAGCTCTAGTACAAAATGTAGGAATTGACCCTCTTATAAATGGTGGGATGTGCTATAGCAACCCATATCTTTTTCTTTATGGTTCTAATGGTTTAGTGCAATATAGCGCAAATAATAATCCTCTTAATTTTAATATTGTAGCAAATAGCCCAGCTAGCGGGGGTAGATTAAATATCTCCAATGATAAAGTTATTTACGGTAGTCCTATTCGTGCTGGTTCTAATGCCCCAGCTATTCTTTTTTGGACGCTTTCTTCTGTAGTAAGAATTCTTAATGTAGGTGATCAAGCTGTTAATTTTAAGATTGATGTAATTTCAAATAGTTCTTCTATTCTTTCTAGTAAATGTGTGGTTGAATATGATGGACTTTTCTTTTGGCCAGGTACGGATAGATTTTTTCTATATAATGGTGTTGTCCAAGAAATGGTTAATACCATCAATCTTAATTATTTTTTTGATAATATTGATATGTCACAACGTCAACAAATGTTTGGAGTAAAAAATCCAAAATATGGAGAGATATGGTGGTTTTATCCTGAAAAAGATCGAGTTGCTGCTAATTCTAATTCAAGAGCCTTGATATATAATATTAGAGAGAATTCATGGTATGATACTAAAATCTATAGAGATTGTGGATTTTTCTCAAATGACTTAGGTATTTTAGCTACTTATGGAAGAAAAGTAGCTAATCCGGGGCTAAATGCTACTTGGTTATGGAAACATGAATTTGGTAATAACGAGACAATTCAAAATAGTGCAGATACTCCTATTCATGCTTTTATTACTACTCCTACTTTTGGATGGTCTTCTTTTAA